AGCAATAAGTATGGCCAGTGAATTAAGCCGTGAAATAAAAAACAATGCGCATAGAAGTAAAAACAAATTGCACCCATGTGAACAGCATGGAGTACAACCAAGAAGGAAACTACATAAGCTGCACAAAGTGCGGAAAGTTGTGGATAAGCAGTGAAGAGGCCATGAAAAAGATCAATGACGCACTAGAAGAGGCTAAAGATGATCTAACCAGAGAAATAGGCATGTACTATGAACTATATGGTGAATAACTTTCATAAAAGACTCATGGAAAAAAATAAATACGAAGTACACGTAAATAACAAAGAAGGCTTTAAAGTAAAGTTCGAAGCTCAAGACAAAGACACTCTTCAGATGTACAAAGAGCTAACAGAAAAGCTCTACGATAAGGTAGAGAAAATTAAAGTAGAGATAGGCAATGAAGATTACTGAAAAACAAGTTAATATATTTACAAAGCTAGCAATTGTGTGGATAATATCTAAAATACTATAATAATGTTTAAAGAAGCAAAAAAATATTGTGAAAAATCAGTTTCAAATATTGAAAAATTAGGAGCTGAGTCTACTAGCTTTTTTAAAAAAAATAAGAAAAAGTTAATTGGTGCTGCTATAGTACTTATAGTTTTTAAGTATTTATTTCATGAAGAAGATTAGTACAAAAGAATTGTACTTAAAACAATTTGATGATTGCTTGGTGCAATGCAGTTTAAGCGATGAGTACACTTATGATATAACCTTATTAGTATCAAATAAAAAGAACTTAATAGTTAATGTTTTAACTCAAGAGTTTGATTTCCCTGGATTTTATGAAGAAAGAGAGGAGCTAATTAGAGAAATAAAGAGAGAGAGGGTTTTAATAAAAAAATTGTTGGTAAAAGACAGAATAATAAAAGAAGGCGATAAAGTCGAGGTTATTAAGGACATTATAGCAGAAAAAAACAAAATTTCTGAGTATAATGGTAGTTTTTATTCTCCAGAGCGTAAAGAAAAATCTAAAAAGAACAATAGCTTTAAATTAAAAAAAATGCCAAGGATAGTAAAAATATTGATAGGACTAGCACTTTTTAGAGTTTTGTGGTCTATTGATATAAATAAAATAATAGATGCTTTGATTAAATAAAAAATTAAAGTAGAAATAGGCAATGAAAATTACTGATCTAACACTATTAGAAAATAACCCAAGGCAAATAAGCAGTGAAGAACTAGCTAAGTTAAAAGAATCAATAAAGAACTTCAAGAAAGGATTGGAGGTTATTAAAATTAAAGTAGATGAGAATAATACAGTTATTGGCGGAAATCAAAGAGTAAAAGCACTCAAAGAGCTAGGTTATGAAGAAATACCAGATGAGTGGATTCAAAAAGTAGAAGGATTAACACAAGAAGAAAAAGACAGAATAATCCTTTTAGACAATTCACCAGAAAACATTAGCGGTAGTTGGGATGAGGAAATATTAAAAGATTGGGACAAAGATTTATTAGGAGATTTAGGCTTTGACTTGATGGAAGAGATTGAAGCGGTAGAAGATGACTACACCCCACCAGAAGAAATTAAAACAGACATTAAAGAGGGTGATTTATTCGAGATTAAAAAAGATGGTAAAGTTTTGCATAAGTTACTTTGCGGAGATGCAACCAAAAAAGAAGATGTTGAGAGGTTGATTGGAGATGAAAAGGCAACACTAGCACACAACGACCCGCCGTATGGAATGAAAAAGGAAAGCGAAGGAGTGACAGGTGACAATATGAATTATGATGACTTGCTAGCTTTTAATGCTATCTGGATAAATTATCAGTGGGAAGTCTTAAAAGATAACGGTAGCTGGTATTGTTGGGGGATTGACGAGCCTTTAATGGATATTTACTCAAATATTCTAAAGCCACTAATAAAAAACCAAAAAGCAACATTTAGAAATTTGATAACGTGGGATAAGTTAAGTAGCCCAGGACAAACTAGCGAGGACATGAGAAGCTACAAATCCGCAGATGAAAAATGTTTATTTGTTATGTGTGGAGTGCAAGGATTTAATAATAATGCTGATAATTATTTTGAGGGGTGGGAGAGCATAAGAAAATATTTGTATGATGAGTATAAAAAAAGTGGATTTACCAGAAAAGAGTTAAACGATGCTCTGGGAAGCTCAGAAAAAAGTTGTGGTGGGATAATCTCTCACTATATCGATAAAGCTCAATTTTCTTTTCCACCAGAAGACCAATACAAAAAACTACGAACCTATTGCGAGCAAAACAACATAGACGCTTTCAAAAGACCTTATACAAGTTTAGACGGAGATTACAAAGGGTTAAAAGAAGAATATGAGGCAACCAGAGCATATTTTGACAACACTCACGACAATATGAATAACGTGTGGCACTTTGAAAGAAGCAAAGGAGAAGAGAGACAAGGAAACCACGCAACCCCTAAACCTATTGAATTATGTAACCGAGTAATAAAAACAAGTAGTCAAGAAAATGATTTAGTAATTGACTTCTTTGGTGGTAGTGGTAGCACAATGATAGCTTGCCATCAATTAAACCGAAGATGTAACATGATGGAGCTAGAACCAAAATATTGCCAAGTAATTTTAGACAGAATTAAAAAACTAGATAATACTTTAGAAATAACCAATGTCTAAAGAAGATATAATACAACACCAGGTGCGAACCGCAGAAGAAGCGCAGAAGTTAGGAGCGTTAGGAGGGAAGAAGAGCGGAGAGGTCAGAAGAAAGAAAAGGGATGCCAAAATGCTCATCTCTGCTTTGCTTGAAAGCCAAGCACCTGAAACATTAAAGAAAGGATTGCAAAAGCTATTCCCGGAAATAGAACCTAAAACAATTGAAGAGTGTATGAACCTTTCAATGGTTAAACATGTAGTAAAGGGAAACGTACAAGCTTACAATGCCTTGCTGGATAGAGTAGATGGAAAACCTAACCAACCTTTTGAAGGGGAAGTTAAAAACATAAACATAAACATAGCCAAAGAAATAGCAGAAAAAAATGAACCAAACCAATAAAAAAAGCAGAAGAGAAAAGATTGTTGAAGAAAAGATATTGAACTACTTAGAGACTTTTGACTATGAAATGAAAAAAAACTTTCTTAGGCTCGCAGAATATATTAAATGGAAAAGCCAAGCTGGAAAATAATAAACTTAAGTCGGGTACCATAGCCTAGTATTCGATATACAGAGAACAAAAAAAGTCAACGATGATTCGCTCTCGTCCTTAACAAAATCTCTGAACAGGCTAAAAAAATGAAGTTACATCCAACACAAGCGATAATAGCAACTGATAAACATAGGTTTAGAGTATGTTGCAATGGTAGAAGATGGGGAAAGACCACATTGGCTGTAGAAGAGATAAAAGGAAAGGCGCTATACAATGAAAACAAGATAGCTTATATTGCCCCAACTTTCCAGCAAGCCAGAGACATTGCATGGGCATTGCTCAAAAAAGAACTTAATGATATAATAGAGACAGTAAACGAATCAAGACTAGAATTAAAAGTTTATAATCTTAAAAAGACAACTTCCCACATAATACTTAGAGGATGGGAGGCAATCGAAACGTTAAGAGGCCAAGCCTTTGACTTTATCGTAATTGATGAGATCGCTAGCATGAGAAACTTCTTTATTAACTGGAAAGAAGTAGTTAGGCCAACATTAACAGATAGAAGAGGAGAGGGATTGTTTATCAGTACACCAAAAGGATTCAATCATTTCTATGATCTGTTTAATCAGCAAGATAAGGATCAAGATTTTAAAAGCTTTCATTTCACAACTTACGATAACCCATTTATAAAGAAAGAAGAGGTAGAAAAAGCAAAGATAGAATTGACAGAAGATAGTTTTGCCCAAGAGTATATGGCAGACTTTAGAAAAGCAGAAGGCTTGGTGTATAAAGAGTTTAAAAGAACCTTACACGTCACTCATACAGAGCCACAAAACGTAATTAAAACTATAGTAGGGGTAGACTTCGGGTATACTAACCCGGCCGCTATACTAGACATTAAGGTAGACAAAGACAATAGATTTTGGATAAGAAATGAATGGTATAAGCAAAGGCAAACAACTGAACAGATAGCCAATGCAATACTTTTGTATAGTCCGCAACAAGTATACCCAGACCCGGCAGAGCCCGACAGAATAGCAGAATTAACAAATAGAGGGCTTAATTGCATGGAAGTAAATAAAGACATATCAAGCGGAATCGATAAGGTAAGAGAGATATTTAAGCAGAACAGAATAAAGATACATCCTGATTGTGTTAATCTTATACAGGAGCTAGAAACTTATAAATATCCAGAAAAGAAAGCCGATCAAAACGAAAAAGAAGTGCCAATAAAAGAAAACGATCATTGCATGGACTGCTTAAGGTATGCGCTATTCTCTCATGAACCAATCAAACAAGTTAAGCCAAGCCTAACATTAAACAAAATTCAATCATACTCTTGACCACCACGAAGAGTCAAAGTTAAATGCAAGATGTAAGAGACTTTATAGCTGACAACCAACAAATGGAAGTAGACATTGCTCCTTCTGTGTCTTACGATCTAAAAGACATAATCTATGACTCCTATAGACTGTTTAATTCAAAGTTTGTCAGTCCGGTAGAACCAAACGGATTTGAAAAAATATACTATCCGCTAGCATGGAAAGTCTACAGAACCATTATCATGAGTTCTGATGTTGATCTTAAAGACTTAAATATGAGATCAACCAACGGAAAAGGTATTAAAGTTTTACAGTTGGTTAAAATGGCCGTTAGGAATCATCTATTAAGGCAAAACTTTGGCGTGTTCTTAGATAAAGTAATGAGTGATATGGTATGGTTTGGATCATGTATTGCCAAAAGGGCAGATGATACTGTTTACACTGTAGATCTAAGAAACTATATCACCCAGCCAAACATCCAAGACCCTCAAGAGCGCCGACATGCTGAAACCCTTTATTATACTTGGGATGATATCCAAAGCTTTAAGGATGACTGGGAGGAAAACTGGGAAGAAGTTGAAGCTGAATGGGAACGAATGCAGAAAAGAGGTGAATCACAGTTTAAGATTGTAGAATTTTGGACATGGGAAGAAGTTGACGGTGAAGTTCATAAGGTTTGTAAGAAATACCTAGACAGATCAGAAAATGATCCTGAAAGCTATAGAGACCAAAGCGAATGGCAACCGTACTTAGAGCTTGATATGTTTGTTACTCCGTTCAAGAAGCGCAGAACTAGCAAAAGAGAGATTAAGAAGCTTGGAGAGTGGGAAGAACTGTTCCCTTATGAGCAGGCCGATCTATTTGACGCCAAGGGGAGGTTCTTAGCGTTTGGATGTGGCGAGTTGTTATCAGGCCTACAATCTCACTACAATGAGCAGTTCAACCTAAAGCGAAAGAAAGACCTGTTAGACCTTAAAGGTATCTTTACGCATAAGTATACTGCTAACTCAAACTCACTAACGCAAGAATTCCTAGACAACTTAGAGACCGGTTCAATTTTACAGATGGATAAAGATGAAGACTTGCAGCGTATTGCTATTGATACTAAGACCGGAGAATTCTTGAATAATGTTCAGAAACTTGAAGAGATCGCCATGCAAATCATGGGAGTTACAGCATCAGCAGCAGGAGAGGATCTACCAAGTCAAACAGCAACCGAGGCCGTTATTAATAAACAGCAGCAGCAAACAACCTATGACTTCGTAAGGGAACGAATGCACCAGTTTATTGTAAGGCTATTTCAAAACGGTTACTTTGAAACTATTATTGACGAACTTGACGAAAAAGAAGCCGTGGCGATTATAGGTGACCCTAAAGAGTTACAAGAATTAGATGAGTTCTTTATAGACAACGCAGTTAATAACTGGGCTACCAAAGAACTATCAAAGCAAAACCTATCTTATGAGGACATTGAAAATATCCAAGTAGCCGCCGAAGCCGAAAAGGAAAGACTAAAAGAAGAATTAAAAGGCAAAGGTGACATGCGGTTTGCCCAATTAAAGAAAAGCATCTTAAAGAATGCTGACTACTTTATTGAGTTCTATGTAACCAATGAAGGTTTTGACAAGAACGTTAAGATTCAAAACCTGACACAACTAAAGAATGATCCAATGTTCACCGGGTCAAGAAGAGCTGTAGAAAATGAAATTATGGATACGCTTAATTTGAACCCATCACTATTCCAAAAGACAGAAGAAGAAAAGAAGGAAGAAATGCAGCAACAAATGATGGCTAACCAAACAGCACCAACACCGGCACCGGAAATGCCAATGAACAACCAAGAGGCTTTAATGGACGCTAACTCACCACTACCAGCATGAAACACGTAAAACAAGACGAAAAAAAGAGAATAGAGGAAAAGTTGCTTAAAGAAGAAAAACTAGAAAAGGAAAAACAGCGCAAAGAATACATGGAAAAGCTTATTGAAGATCCACGATTCAAAGAGTATATTATTGATGGAATCATCAACCGTAATTTGGCTGATTTGACAGATATAAGGAAACTTGGTAATCTAAGCGGTAAGGAAGCAGACTTGAAGGAACTTGGAAACCTGGTTTTACAGGCTGATATCGCCAGAAGGAAATTAGAAGCAATATTGAGTGAGATTATGAATTAATCACAACTGAATAAAATACCCACCACAGGAAAATTCTAGGCTTTTGCATGGAGAATTCCTGTGGTGGGTTTTCTCTATACACAAGCCCGGAAGAGGGCTTTTATTTTTAACAATCAAATAAATGTCTACCAAAGAAGACCTAAACCCAAATGAGGAAGTTACGACTAACCCTCAAGAGGGAAGCGAATCCGAGGAGCGCGAACAAGAACAGCAAGAAGAGTCACTAGAAACCTTGTTCGATGATTCAGAAGCCCCAGAAGAGGAGACGCTAGAAGAAAAAGTTAAGCGTCAGGAAGAGGAACTCGCCAAGATCAAAAAAGGAGTTTCAAAGTTTTTTTCCGATCAAGGAAGAAAAAAGAAAGAAGAGGCTAAAGAAGAAAAAGCCCCGACAAACGTAATCAAAAGTCTTTATTTCAACGCCAACCCAGAAGCTAAAGAAGTATGGGATCTTGTTGAAGCAGACGCCAAAGCTTTAAATAAAGACCCTTTCGAGTTATATGAAACAAGAGAAGGTTATAAGTTAGAAGCTAAGGCTATTATGCAGAAACGAGAGGCTGAGGATAAAGCAAAATCTAAGATCTCAAAACCATCTAACAGTCCTGCCCTTCAAAAGAAGCTATCAGAAATCAAATCAGAAGAAGTAGCTAAGTTAAAACCTAGCGAAAAAATGAAATGGATTAAGATGATGGCAGATAAAGAACGTGGCCAGGTTGATTAGTACCTTTTAAAATGCCTTATACAAATGATGTTGCCGCTTTAAATCCCGAAAATTGGAGTGACGCCATCCAAGAAAACCTTTACAAAGAATTGGTTGCCATGGATGTTGCTGACCTTAAATTCAAGAAGAAATTGACAAGTGGCACCCAAGTTCATTTCCCAATGTTTGGCGCTCTAAGCACCACTGCATATGTGAAAGGAACTGATGTTACTGTACAAGCTCTTGATACTACTGATGAATACCTAACCGTAGATCAACAGTACGAATCTAGCTTCTACCTTGACACTATTGACGAAAAGCAAAACCTATTCAGCCATGGAGGCTGGTATTCGTGAAGCTACTTACGCTATTCGACAGAACATTGAACAGACTTTCTTTGCTCAAGTATTGAACGCTTATGATTCATTTGACGCTGGAGACAGTGGAATGGGTGGAGTAGCTGGAAATGCTATTGCATTGACCACTTCTAACGTGTTCACCGCCTTCTCACGAGCCAAAGCTAAACTAGCCGCTCAAGGAGTAGACGTTTCCGGTCTTGTAGCCGTAGTTAGTCCAGAAGTTGCTGCTGTAATCAATGAAGCTGCTCTATCAACTGGATTTAATCTAGCTGATGCAACCTTCAAGAATGGTTATGCTGGTGATTTCAATGGAGTTAAAGTTTACGTATCCAATTTCTTGGATACCACAACCAACTCACGAACTCACTGCTATTTCGGAGTTAACAAACAGATCTCTTTAGCAATGCAAATTGCTCCTATGACCAAGATCGACACCGATCCTCTAAAATTTGGAGAAATCGTTAAGATCTTAACTGTATATGGAGTAAAGACCTTTACTAAACGAGGTTTGCGATTCCTAGATATGCAAGTGACTGTAGCTTAATCGAACTGAGGGGAGGCTCTTGCCTCTCCTCTTTTCCTATAAAAAAATGGCATACAAAAACAGCCCTACAAATCCAGTCCAAACATTAACAAACGCCGATGAAGCCACTAAGGTTATTTTAGTTGATGCTGACGGGAATAATGTCGATGGTACAACTGGAGGCGTAGCAGTAACTGAATACACAGAAGCCGATACCGTCGCAAGTGGTAACGGTGTTTTAGGTTTAGGGAAGAATGGCACTACTATTAAAGCTATTCAAACAGATGCTAGTGGTAATTTGGTGGAATCAAACAGTGCGACTATCGCAGGAGATACAACCAGCATTGACGGCAAAATAACTGCTTGTAACACTGGGGCAGTAGTTATTTCACAAAATACAGATTCAATTGACGGGGCAGGAGCACCAACCATTGACTCCTACACAAACGCAGCAATCAGCGCATCCGCTAACACAGCCAATCAATCATTAATTGCAGCACCAGGAGCTAACAAGCAAATCTGGGTGTATGGTATCCAGTACACAGTAGGAACTGGTGACGGTTCTGCAAGCTTCCAGGATGAGGATGACACCGCAATTACTGGGGTAATGGAGCACGCTCAATACAGCGGGTTAGCAGTTCCACCTAGTGGAAACTATGCAATGCCTATGTGGAAATTAGCAACAAACAAAGCCCTAGAAGTCGATACTGTAACTTGCTCAATATCTGGGTCAATTCAATACGCAATAGTCTCTGTATAATGAAAACAGACAATTATAAAAAATTAGTTAGTGTAGATATCAAAAAGTTCACCCATAACGGGGTGGACTTTGATATTATCAGCAAGGGCGAAAGAAATGGACTATTAAAGATAGTAGTAACAGCCAGTAGGAATGGCGTTGCGTTGCCGGTAAACAACCCATTATATTTTAAAAACCCACCTCTTAAACACAATGGAGAAGAAAACCATGAGGAAGTATTAAAAGAGATTGTGTTTCAAGCGGCTTCAATTAAATGGCAACTTTAACAGTATACCCAGAAGCTGGAAGCGGTGGAAGCAATGTTAGCGTTGATGCATACGTTAGAAGGTATAACACTGCTGGAGAAACATGGGCAACAATACATGATAGTGCAGTTGCCACGGCGGTAGTCAAAGACGCAGAAACAACGTTGTTCACAGAGATTTACTCAAAAGGTAGTTCTACTGACTGGATAGGTCTAGCGAGGTCAATATTTACAATGGACACCTCATCTTTAGGCGCTTCAGCAACTGTAAACTCGGCAGTTTTTTCGGTAATACCTAGTAGTAAAACAGACAATGCAGGCATAAGCCCAGATATGAACGTTTTCTCTAGCAGCCCAGCGGATAGCAATGATGTTGTAGCGGGAGATTATGATTCTCTTGGCACAACTCCATTTTCAACAGCTAAAGCTTATGCCGATATAGTAATTGCCTCTTATAATGACTTTACTTTGAACGCCAGTGGGTTAGCTGCAATATCACTAACAGGAATAACAGAGTTAGGACTAAGAAATGAAAATTATGACGCCGATAATGTAGAGCCGCTTCACCCAGGAGGTCTTTCTAATCTACAATCAAGAGTTTTGGGTTATTTTGCTGATTCAACTGGAACAACTAACGACCCTAAATTGGTGATTGATTACACACCAGGAACATCATTAAAAGACCCTATAGGAGGTATAATCCCATTTCCAAGATGAAAATATTAGCTATTAGACCAAAAGAGAGCGCAGTTTATACGTATAGGTCAACAAGGCCGTTGAGCAGACTTAAAACTACCTTTAGAAAGACACTGTTAAGGAAAAACGATGAGTTAACCATAGCCGATTTGGCAGAAAGGTTTAGAAAAATAGGGGACATTTGGCAAATTAAATACATTGATGACTTTCACACCCTAGACGTTCTTTATACAATGAGGAACACGGCTGAAACAAAGGTGGTTGTTGATATTGATGACAATATTTGGGAAATGCCCCTAGGAAACGCCTCGATAACCAAGGAAAAAGGAAACTACAAAGATCATTCTAGAAGGTGTGTTAATACTATAGAATCTATTAAAGCAGCGGACTGGGTAACAGTATCTACCAAACCTTTAAAGGGAAAGCTTAAAAAGATAAATAGCAACATTGTAGTATTGCCAAACTTAATAGACGAAAAAGAGTGGAAGCCGTCAAAAAAGAAAAACAAAAAGGTTAGAATAGGTTGGGTATTTTCACCAACGCATATTCCGGACATTAAAGAAATAGAAAAGCCACTAGAAGAAATTTACAAAAAGTACAAAGACAAAGTAGAGATAGTTATTTTTGGATCAGAGCAAGACATTTTCAAATTTCCTACAGAGAACGTTAAAGGAGTTTTACACCATGAATACCCTAAAAAGCTTTGTGATCTTAATTTAGACATATCCATAGCACCATTAAAGGATAACGAATTTAACAAGTGCAAGTCTAACATTAAGTGGTTAGAATCAAGCTTAGCTGGGTCGGCATTTATTGGAAGCAGAGTTTACCCATATGATAGCAGCATAAGGAACGGATTTACCGGATTATTGGCTGGAAATTACAACGATTGGGTAAACGAGCTATCCTCTTTAATAGAAAACGAGGACAAGCGTAAATCTATAGCTAAAGAAGCAAAAAAGGAGGTTATTAAAAACTATTCAATACATACAAACGATGTCTGGCAAAAATTTTATCATAGCATATAACGCCTTCGGTAGAGAAATGAAGCTAAGCCATGAAGACTACACATCATTATTAAACAGAGGGTTTAAGTTCAGCAAAGTATTTGCAGAAGAGGCGCCGACATTTAAAGAAGAGATAAAAGAGAAAGTAAAGTCTGATAAAATAGGGGTTTATTTACAAAGATTTGTTACCGGAGAGAAAAATTGTGCTTCTGATAGGATTAGAGGCGAATGGATAATTAAAAACTCAGACAAGTTTGAACTTTATCGGGAAGGAGTAGAATATAAAGCAGTTATTTTCCATAAAGCGGTTAGTCAGATAGCAAAAACAAAAGAGACTAAGATTCTTGATATATGCGATGCAGTTTGGAAGGATACGCCTAACTTTTTTAAGTTAATTGATCAAGTTGATGCAATTATAACGTCAACTGAAGGATTAAAGAGAGATTTAAGCAAGTTGACAAATAAAAAGATATATGTTGTTGATGATGGCCACGATTTTGAATATTATGAGACAAGAGAAGAAAACACGCACACCAGAAAAGCTAAAGAGGTTGTATGGTTCGGATATGCCCAAAATTCAAATTGCCTTGCCCCATATATGAGGACTATTAAGGAAAACGGACTTAAGCTAACAGCAATAGCCCAGTGCCCCTTTCCTCCAATAGACAAGGCCGATAAATTTGTTAAATGGGATTTAGACACGGTAGTTTCGGAAATATCTAAGGCAGACTTTGCAGTTTTGCCAGTAAATGGAAGTCTAAAGTCAAATAACAAAGACATTACAGCGTATTTATCAGGAATTCCAGTAGCAAAGAATGAAAAAGACATTATAAGACTTATTGACCCAAAAGAGAGAAGAAAAGATCTAGATAAAAGCCCGGCTCATAGGTATAACGCAAAAAACATTGCTAACAGATATCTTGAGATAATAGATAACGTTAGAAGCAAAGCAACGGTATACACAGCTATCTGCGGAGATTACGAAAAGAAAAGAGAAGATATTAAAGTTTTTAGTGAAGAGGAAAGCTTTAAGAGGGACGTTATGAACGCAAAGATCTACAAAGTTCTTTCACACAAATATGTAACCAGCCCTTATAGTATTTGGCTTGATGGCAACATATCCCTAGCAGTTGATCAATCGTTTCTAGTAGAGTTGCTGGGCGATTACGATATAGCGCTGTTTAGCCACCCTCATAGGACTAGTGTTTACCAAGAGCATAAAGAAGCGATAAAGAGGCTACCAGAGGAGCTTAAGCCATTAATGGATAGGCAAATAAAAGACTATAGAAGCGAAGGACTGCCGGAAAACAATTTATGCGAGTGTGGTGTATTAATTAGAAAAGAGTCTCCGATAGTAGAAGAATTCAATAACAGATGGTGGGCTGAAATTTGTAAATACCAACACCGTGATCAAATAAGTTTCCCTTATGTATGGTGGAAAATGCAAGATAGAATAAAGATTAAAGTGCTAGAAGGAAACGTTAGAAGTCATAAATACTTTAAATATGAAGAGCATAAAAAGAATAACTGAAAAAGAAAAAGGAGCCTATGATACTGATTGGCAAAAAGAAGTTACCAGGGAGTTAATAGAAAAGACAATAAGAGAGAAATTAGACTTTCACACTGTTATTGATATAGGTTGCGGAAAGATGCATTATTTTAGCGAGGCTATACGTGTTGATGGAAATACAGAGGCTGATTACGATATCTTATTTGATTTAGAAGAGGTTGGAGATTTCGGAAAGTATGATCTAGTATTTTCAATAGAGACTGCAGAACATATTAAAAATGCTGATAACTTTGTTGAAACGATAACTAGATGCTCAAGAAAGTGGATAGTAATGACA